GTGGGGCCACACGCATCCGCCAGTCGGGATCGAGGGGGCAACTCCGTTCGTGAGGGGCGCGCGTTCTCCCGCAGACGCTCCTGACCTGCCAGCCGATGCGGTGGTCGCCGCGCGAGAGGCGATCCTCAAAAGCCTACGGGATCGTCGCTTGCTCAAGTATCAGTTCGCGGAGGAGCCCGAAACTCGTGCTGCTTACGGCTACGTCGACGCACCGATTGATCTCGATACCCAACTCGAGTGCGCGGAGGACCTCGCGCGGCTGGCGATCGCGGCATTCTTGGCCAATCCGGCGCCCCAAGCGTGAGCCGGCGCGCACCTGCAGCTGCGGCATATGATCTTGCCCAGCAGGTGCGCCGCCTTCGGCCTGACTGGAGCAACCCCGAACGCTTCTTTGAAAACCGCTCCGAAATCGAACACCAATTGCGCCGGCTGGCGCGAGACCTGGACAAGCCCAATGCGTAAGAACACGACTGCCGACATCACCGCCCGGCTCACGGCCATTAAGCTGATGATCCTGGGCACGTCAGACGCGATGCCGAGCATGGCCCGCGAACTGCGGCGAGAGGCCTGCGAAAGCATCGACGACGTGATCGCGGACCTGGGGTCCATTCTCAAGAAGGGGAATTGAAGATGGCTCGCAAGGGCAGGCCGAGCAAGCCGGGCAAACGGCAACCGAACGGCAAGCGCAAGACGGCGGTAAAAACGGTAGACCCGACCGCCAAGATCGCCACGGCGAAGCGGCGGTTCGGGTCGCATTACGCGTCCGCGCTCGGGCGGTTCTTCGCATCGGGGCTGATGGGCGAGATCGACGTTGCCAAAGGCCGCTTCGATGGAGCCCAGCGCTACCTGCGCATCTATCGCGCGGTATTCGGCGCGCCGGGCTATCACTGCCCGCTCGACCAGACGCCGAAGGGCGCTGGCGGGCATCGGGACAATCCCTTCGCCGAGCAGGACCGCGAGTGGATGCGGTCGGCCATGAAGGCGCTCGACGCGTCCGGCTGCTACCCATATCTCGAGCAGGTGCTGAGCATCAACCACGTGGATGCAGGGCCGGCCTGGCTCGATCGGATGCTGGATGTGCAGCGGTGGAACGCCGAACTGGCGGGGCTCAACACCCAGGTGCGGGACAAGGCAAAGCGCGAAGATGCGGCGTTCACGCCTATGGAGCGAAAGACCGTCGATCCGCGCGACAAGATGATCGCTGACGCTGCGATCAGGGCGCTGGACATCCTTGCCCCGGAACCTGTGCGTTCGCGCATCCTCGTGGAATTTTACACCGATGCCGCTTGACGGCGCGCGCCAGCTGTGGTTGATTATTGACGGTAAATGATATTTAAAGTTGCGCCCGCAGCCGGAAACGGCGAGCGGGCGTTTTCGTATCTACCGCCTTGGCTTCCCCGCCATGAACTCCTCAACCCCCAGGTTCCGCTTCGCGCGATCTATTACGTTCTGGTCGAGTTGCTGGCGCCACTCCTTGACGGTGTAGAGGCGTGCATCGCAATTTCCGCACGTGAACCAGCCTTCCTCGTGACCGATCGCTGGTTCGTTGATGCCGCACTGGTAGCACATGCCGCTGAGTTCTTCTGCCATACCGGATCATACCACTAAAACGCGGCCATCGTCCAACGGTAGGGCCTCAGCCTTCCAAGCTGATGATGTCGGTTCGAACCCGACTGGCCGCTCCAACAACGTGAGGCGCACGATGTTCACCATCACCGCGAACCTCGAACTCTCCGGTCTTCAGCGCGCCGCCAAGGCGCTCGGCGCGAAGCAGATCCCGTTCGCTACTGCGCTGGCGCTGACCCGCCTGGCGCAGGGCGTATCCGCCGCCGAGACGGTAGCTGTCATCGACACGTTCGACAGCCCCACCCCGTTCACGCAGAAGGGCTTCCGCGTCACCCCGGCGACGAAGCGCGAACTCGTCGCCTACGTCAACGCCAAGGACATCGTGGCTCAGTACCTCGCGCCTTACGTCGCTGGCGGCAACCGCTCCCTCGGCGCCAAGCAAGCCATGCTCGTTCCTCGCGGGGTTGCCACCAACCAGTACGGCAACCTGTCGCGGAACAAGCTCAAGACCCTCAAGGGAAAGCCGAACGTGTTCGTCGGTCAGATCAAGACTCGCAAGGGCAAGCTCATCAACGGCGTGTGGCAGCGTCCAACGGCGGCCGCCCGCAAGGGCAAGGCCAGCCGCTCCGCTCAGTCAGGGCTCAAGCTCCTGATCCAGTTCGAGGATACGACCGAGGCTCCGAAGCACTTCCCGTTCTTCGAGCGTGCCCGCGCGTACGTCGCTGCCAATGCCAAGGACGAGTTCGCCGCCGCCCTGCGGCAGGCGTTTGCGACGGCGAGGACGCGGTAATGATCCGCTGCCCGCCGTGATGGGAGGCCAAGGTCGGGTTGACCGAAACGCTGACCATAAATGTCTACTTTGCGTAATATTCCGTCTTTTCGCGCAACATTAATACGCGCATCATTATTACGTCATGGTTAAAACTGGCGTAACATTGTTTCGCGTAATAATGTTGCTTCATATTGGTCTTTTGGGTCCTTCCTGCCCCCTCACGCATCGAGGGTATTGCGCGCCCCGATGTCGCGGTAGCTCCAGCCCCTAAAAGTTGGTTGTCGGTTGTCGGTTGTCGGAAGGAGCGGCCATGGGCTTGTTGTCGGTCTCCGCTTACGCCGCAACGCACGGCGCTTCGAAACAGGCCGCGGCGAAGTGGAAAGCCCGAGGATTGCTGGTTCTCAGCGGCGCGCTCGTTGATGTCGCCGCCTCCGACGCGAAGATGAAAACGGCGGCGATGGGCCGCTTCAAGATTGCCAAGCCGGGCGCCGCGAAGCACCAGCCGAAGGTCCGCGCGGTTGACGCGCCCTTGGTTGACCCGGTTGTCGCTGGTGCCGGCGAAGAGGTTGACGAGGCGGCGCTCGGCCAGTTCGCCGAACAGCTGCTGCAGGGCCAGTTCGCATCGATCGCAATCGCCACCCAGGTGAAGGAAAATGCCCTCGCCCTGAAGCACCTCGTCGCGGCGCGGATAGCGGCCGGCGCGGTGGTCGAGATCGAGGTGGCCGAAACCGTGCTGTTCGAAATGGCGCGGCAGCAGCGGGATGCATGGATGAACTGGCCCAGCCAGATCGCCCCGCTCCTGGCCACCGACCTCGACCTCGAAGCAGATCGGGTGCTGGAGGCGCTGACGCAATATGTCCAGCAGCACCTCCAGCAGCTCGGCGAGCCCAAGCCCGACTTCAACGTCGAACGAGAAAGCTGATCGTCTCCGGCTCGCCTGGAGCAAAGGATACACCCCGCCGCCCCGCGACAGCCTCCCCGACTGGGCAGACGCGGAACGCATACTGCCGAAGGAGGCGGGCAACGTCAGCGGGAAGTGGCGGACGGGCCGGGTCGAGATCGCGCGCGGGCCCATGCTCGCCGTCACCGAACCCGGCGTGCACGTCATCACCGCCATGGTCGCGACACAGCTGCTGAAGACCAGCCTGATCGAGAACATCGTCGGGTACCACATGGACCGCGATCCCTGTCCGATCCTCCTTGTGCAGCCGAAGGACGAAGCCGCCGAACAATTTTCCAAGGAGCGCATCGCCCCATTCATCAAGGCGACGCCGGTCCTGAAGAAGCTGGTCGGCTCGACCAAGACCCGCGATTCCGGCGACACGCTGACCTACAAGTCGTTCCCCGGCGGCTTCCTCGCCATCGCGGGCGCCGGCAGCCCCGACAACCTGGCACGTCGCCCGGTACGCATCGTGCTGTACGACGAGACGAACAAGTACCTGCCGATCAAGGAAGGCGACCCGATCGACATCGGCGACGAACGTCTCGCCACCGCCGTGAACTGGCTCAGCGTCCGCGTCTGCTCCCCGACGATCGAGGGGGAAGGCCGCATCGAGGCCAGCCACGCCGAATCCGATATGCGCCGGGCGTCGGTCGAATGCCCACACTGTGCGCACCGGCAGTTTCTGGAATTCGAGCAGGTCGAGTGGGAGGGCGGCAAGGGCGACGGAAAGCCGCACCGGACCGAGACCGCGCGCCTGCATTGCGAGGCGTGCGGCGCGGCCTGGACTGAAGGCCAACGCATCCGATCGCTGGCAACAATCCGCTGGCACCAGACACGGCCGTTCGATTGCTGCGATGTTCACCAGACCCCGCTGGATGCATACGCCGCGGCGTGGCGCGCCAACACCGAGGATCCGATCACCGCAATATGGGATTGGTGGCATGGCCCTCGCCACGCCGTGTACCGCGCCCGGTGCGCGGTCTGCGGCACATGGGCGGTGCCGAACGAGCATGCCGGCTTCCAGGCCAGCAAGCTGTACAGCCCCTGGCCGAAGGATACACCGGCGCAGATCGCGAAAAAGCGCGTCGCCGCTTCCGGCAACGAGCGAAAGCTGCAGGTCTGGTGGAATACCCAGATGGCGAAGAGCTACCGGGCGAACAGCGGGAAGAACGTCGGGATCGACATCCTGCTAGCCCGGCGCGAGGTCTGGGAAGCGGAGGTGCCCGACGGCGTTGCGATCATCACGATCGGCGTCGACGTCCAGGATTACCGCGTCGAGGTCGAGGTGGTCGGCTGGGGGCGCGACGAGGAATCGTGGTCGATCGACTACGAGGTGTTCGACGGCGAGTTCGACGATAAGGGGCTGCAGGAGCGGCTGGACGCATACCTGCAGCGCCTATGGTACCGCGCGGATGGCCGAGCCTTCAAAGCCGAGGCCACCTGCATCGACTCCGGCGGCCACCACACGACATCGGTCTACGATTTCTGCAAGGCGCGGCTCGGCCGCTTCGTCAACGCGATCAAGGGTGAGAGTGCACAGGGCGGCCAGCGCAACCCGGTCTGGCCGACCAAGCGGCCGACCTCGCGCACGAAGAAGACCTACCGCCCCGTCGTTCTGGGCGTGAACGCGGCCAAGGATTTCATTCGCGGGGCGCTCGCGAAGGACAAGCCGGGTCCGAGTTTCATGCATTTCAAGCAGGACCGGGATAGCAACTACTTCGCCCAGCTCACTGCCGAACGGATCGAGGTCCGCGAAGCAGCTGGCCACAAGTACCGGGTCTGGGTGCTGCCGGACGGCAAGGCGAACGAAGCGCTCGACGTGCGCGTCTACGCTTACGCGGCCCTTCACGGGCTGATGCACATGGGGCTCGGCTTGAACAAACGGGCAGACAAGGTCGGCGCGGCAGCCACGGTCGTGGAGGGCTCTGCCCCTCCGTCCACTGCGGCAACCGAACCGTCCGAGGTCATCACGATCGGCCCGACCGAGCCGGCGGCACCGGTCAAGAAAAGCCGGGCCTCCCGGCTCGCATCGTAACAGGGGTGAATATGACGATCATCACCTCTGGCGTTTTCGCCGGTATGACCCAGCCTGCTCTGCAGGCCGCGCTCAGCCAGGCCCAGGCCGCCTATCTCGCACTCAGCACCGGGTCAAAGGTCGAGACGGTCAGCTACACGCAGGGCGACGGCGCCAAGTCGGTCACCTACAGCCGCACGAATATCGGGCAGCTGGCGGCGCTGATAGGCCAACTGCAACAGGCCCTTGGAATTCAGTGCCGGCCGCGCCGGACCATGCGGTTCCTGCATCGATGAGCGTCCAGATCCTCGACCTCTACGGCAACCCGATGTCCGCAGCGCCCAACCGGGCGACGGCGCTGGTTGGCAGCGGCGGCTCGCCCTACGACGCGGCCGACATGGTCTCGGACCACATGGCGGGGTGGCAGCCGTTCCTGACTTCGCCCGACGGTGCGCTGAACGGGTACCGCGACACGATCGTCGCCCGCGTGCGCGACGTGGTGCGCAACGACGGCTGGGCATCGGGCACGATTACGCGCATCCTCGACAATGCCGTCGGCGCGAACTTCCGGCCGATCTCCAAGCCCGACTACAAGGCCCTGGCCCAGTATTCGGGGATTTCGGCCTTCGACGAAGCGTGGGCCTACGATTTTGCCCAGGCGCTCGACGCGTCGTATCGCAACTGGGCGCTGGGGCGCGGCCGCTGGTGCGACGTCAGCCGCAACCTGACGGTCCCGCAGATGTTCCGCCTCGCGTTCCGGCACAAGATCGTCGACGGCGACGCCCTCGGCCTGTTGCGGTGGATGCCGCAGCGCATTCGCCCAGGCCGCGCGCAGTACGCCACCGCATTGCAGATCCTTGACCCCGACCGCCTCTCGAACCCGACGCTCAGCTTCGACCAGCGCGACTTGCGCGGCGGCGTCGAGATCGACGATGACGGGGTTGCCATCGCCTACCACATCCGTCGCGCTCACCAGAACGACATCTGGTCGGCTGGCGACAGCATGATCTGGGACCGGATCGAGCGCGAAACCGAGTGGGGCCGCCCGATCATCGTGCACGATTACGAACATGACCAGGCCGCCACCCACCGCGGCGGCGCTGGCATCCTCGCCCCCGTGCTGCACCGGCTGAAAATGCTGTTCCGCTACGATGTCGCCGAACTCGACGCGTCGCTCCTGAACGCCATTTTCAGCGCCTACATCGAAAGCCCGTTCGATCAGGAGTTCGTCGACGGCGCATTCGGCGGCGACGAGAAGCTGAACGCGTACCAGCAGGAGCGCGCCGACTTCCACAAGGAGAACCGCATCACGGTACCCGGCTCGGGCGCGTCGATGACCAAGTTGTTCCCCGGCGAGAAGATGGGCCAGGTGCAGGCGGCACGCCCGAACAGCAATTTCGACAAGTTCGAGGGCGCCGTGCTGCGCAACGTTGCCGCCGCTGCCGGCGTGTCGACCCAGCAGGTCTCTAACAACTGGGCCGACGTCAACTACTCGAGCCATCAGGGCGCGCTGCAGGAATTCTTCAAGACCCTCAACCGCCGCCGCGACGACTTCGCTAACGGGTTTTGCCAGCCCGTGCGCGAGGGCTTCGTCGAGGAAGCGATGGAGATGGACGAGCTCCCCCTCCCCGCAGGCGCGCCCGAGTTCATGGAATGCGCCGCGGCCTATGCGCGCGCGAAGTGGATCGGCCCGCCCAAGGGTTGGACCAACCCGGTCGACGAAGTGAAGGGCGCGGTCCTGGGGATGGACGCGGCGCTGATGGACTACGACGAGCTCTGCGCCGAACAGGGTTTCGACGGCGACGACATGATCACCGCCCGCAAGCACGTGATCCGGCGCTTCAAGGAGGCCGGCATCCCGCTCCCGACGTGGTCGGGCATGAACCCGACGGGCGAGCCGGCCGGTAAAACCATTCAAGATCCGCAGGTGCAATGATGCAGCAGTTCGCCCATCTGGCCACCCGGCTGTTCAACACGCCGATCGCCATCCACCCGCGCAAGGCGGAGATCGCCATGGGCGCGCTTGCCGAGCGCCTGGGCATTGCCAGCATGGAGCGGCTGGGCGGCGGCGTCATCCAGCCCGTCGCCTGGGACGATGACGATGACGTCGTCTTTTCAGGGCGCCGCGAGACGCGGTCCGACTGCGGTTACGATGTTCTTGGCGGTGTCGCCGTCATTCCCGTCACCGGCACGCTGGTGCACAAGCTGGGGTCGCTTCGCCCCTTCTCCGGGATGACCGGCTATGACGGCATCCGCCAGGCGGTCCTGACGGCGCACGCCGACCCGGACGTCAAGGCGATTGCCGGGATTTACGATTCCGGTGGCGGCGAAGTATCCGGCTGCGCGGACCTGTTCGAAACGCTGCTCGAAACGCGGGGCAACAAGCCGACGTGGTCGATCCTGTCGGAGAGCGCCTATTCCGCCGCCTACTGGCTGGCATCCACGGCAGACAAGGTCATCGTGCCGCGCACCGGCGGTACCGGCTCGATCGGCGTCATCTGCATGCACGTCGATATGTCGGATGCCCTAACCAAGGCTGGCCTCAAGGTCACCTTCATCACCTCGGACGGCGCCGACCGCAAGGCCGACGGCCATTCCGAGATCCCGCTGAGCGCCGACGCACTTGCGGCTTTTCAGGTCGAGATCGATGCCATGGGCGAGATATTCTACGATTCGGTGGCCCGCGCACGCGGGCTTTCCGTCGATACCGTGCGCGGGCTGAAAGCCGGCACGTTCATGGGCGCCGCCGGCGTCGCGGCCGGCCTCGCCGATACCGTGATGGCGCCCGACGCGGCATTCGCCGCGCTGCTTGCCGAAATCTCGTAATCGCAACCGGAGATACCCCGATGTCGAAGACCAACACCGCGGCGCGGACCTCCGCGTTCGCCCACCTGCTGTCGAGCACCGCCGCCCTGGCGGGCATCAAGACCGGCGCCCGCGCCGAAGAGGACGAGGACGATGAGGGCCGCAAGGCGCGTCGTGCCGAAGAGGACCAGAAGCGCGAAGAGGAAGATGCCCGCCGCGCCGAGGAAGACCAGCGCCGCGACGACGAAAACGCGCGTCGTGCCGAAGAAGATGGCGGCCCCGCCGACGACAAGGACGACAAAGCCCCTGCCGGCAAGAAAGCCGAGGACGACGAAGACGATGACGCGAAGGCCGAAAACCTCGCCGAAAGCGACGACGACGACGAAGAGATGGCCAAGGCCCGCCGCGAGGGTTTCCTCGCCGCACAGGCGCGCGGCCGTCGCATCTTCGGCGCCGCATCGGCTGGCGTCCGTCCTGACGTCGCCGCGCACCTGGCGCTGAGCGAGGACCGTCCCAGCGCCGAGGCCATCGCCATGCTCGACATGGTGGCCGGCGGCGCAGCGCCTTCGACGGCGTCCGGCAGCCGTCTCGGCCGTCGCATGGCGCGCGTCGTCATCCCCAATCCCGGAACCGGGCCCACGGGCAAGAAGCCGGACGAAATGTCGTTCGGCGAACTCGCCAAAGCAGCCGCCGTGAAGGCCGGCATCCTCACGGCCTGAGCGGCCCTCTTTCGGACAGGAGTTTTTCTCATGGTTACCACGACGAATTATGGCGCCCCGCCCTTTCAGCCGGGCATGACCTCCGACGCCTTTATCCCCGATCAGCTGATCGGCGGCGACATGAAGATCGTCACCAAGACCGAGACCATCACTGGCGGCGCGATCTACAAGCGCGGAACGGTGCTCGGAATGATCACGGCGAGCAGCAAATGGACCCTGTCGCTTTCGGCTTCGGCCGATGGCTCGCAGACCCCGAAGCGCATCCTCGTCGACGATGTCGACACCACGGCCGGCGACGCGCTCGGCGGCACGTACCAGATGGGCGAGTTCAACGCGAACGCGGTGATCCTCGGCACCGGCATTACCCTCACTGCCGCCACCGCCGCGCTCGAGGCGCAGAACATCTACCTCAAGACGCCCGTCAGCGCGTCCGACCCCACCTGATCCCCGCAACCAACTGGAATAGCGCCCGCCATTGTGCGGGCTTTTTTATCGGAGCCCCACAATGGTAGATTCAATCGCCTACACGACCATGAAGCTGGTCCAGGTTGTCCCGAACCTGAAGACCTCGCAGAACTTCCTGCTGGACCGCTTCTTCCCCAACATCGTCGAGTTCGACACCGAAAAAGTCGCCATCGACGTGGACGTCGGCATCCGCCGCATGTCGCCGCTGGTGTCGCCCCTCGTCGAGGGCAAGCTCGTCGAGCAGCGCCGCTACCAGACCAACGAGTTCAAGCCGCCCTACATCAAGGACAAGCGTGCGCCGGACCTGCGCAAGCCCGTCCGTCGCCAGATCGGCGAGCGCATTGGCGGCGAACTGACCGGCCAGGAGCGCGAACTCGCCAACCTGCAGCTGGAGATGGCCGACCAGGTCGACATGGTGAACCGCCGCCTGGAATGGATGGCGGCGAGCGCCCTCTCGACCGGTACCGTCACCCTCACCGGCGAGGGCTTCCCCACCACCCTGATCGACTTCGGCCGTTCGTCCACCTTGACCATCGCTCTCTCCGGCGCCGCGCGCTGGGGCCAGACCCTTAACGCCGCCGGCCGCGATACCAACATCGTGGGTCAGCTGACGACCTGGGCGGCTGCGATCCTGAAGGGCTCGGGCGCGGTGACCACCGATCTCGTCTTCACCCCCGGCGCATGGGCCAAGTTCCTGATGGCCGAGGGCGTACAGGGCGCGATCTACTACCCGAACCAGGCCAACAGCGGAAACCAGGTCAACCCCGGTACGATGGTGCAGAAGGGCGGCATCTACATGGGGCGCTGGGGTCAGTTCGACCTGTGGCTCTATAACGACTGGTACGTCGACGCGAACAACGTCGAGCAGCCGATGCTCGCCGATGGCACCGTCATCATGAGCGGGCAGCAGCTGATGGGCACCCGCGCGTTCGGCATGATCATGGATCCGCGGTTCAACTACAAGCCGATGGCTTACGCCCCGAAGACCTGGATCCAGGAAGACCCTGCCCAGCGCATCATCATGATGCAGTCCTCGCCGATCGTCATTCCGAGCCGGGTCAACGCCGCGCTCGCCGTGACCGTCCTCTAACCCCACCGAACGAAAGGATACTGTCATGGCAGCTGCCACCCAGAGCACCGCGCCGGCATCGACCAGCGCGACCGCGGCGTCGACGGACAAGGTCGCCTCGACCGAGAAGGACTACACCGTGGCCAAGGGCCGCACGGTCACCGCCGATCGCGACTACGGCCCCGGCGAGACGATCACCCTCAGCATCGACGAGGGCAAGTCGCTGCAGAAGCGCGGCTTCCTCGTCTCCGACGATGGCGACGTGGTGATCGACGAGACCGCCGGCCCGGCCGTGGTCAACGGCGTCGACATCAAGGAAGCCTGATCGGTGTCGATCGACTGGGATAGCCTCGTCCTCAAACCCGTCATGGCGGTGTTTGGCGACGAGGTCATCTACACGCCGCGAGGCGGGAGCCCAGTGACGATCACCGACGCCGTGTTCGACGAAGAGGCGATGGACATGCAGCTCGAGGTGGACGGTCAAACGTCCACCCAGCATCGTCCGACCCTGGGTATCCGCCTGGCGGCATTGTCGCCCGACCTGTCGATCGAACCCCGCCAAAGCGATCGCGTCCAGATCGTGAAGACCGGAAAGGTCTACGTCGTGCGCGAACCGATCCCCGATGGACATGGTCACGTGCTTCTCAAGCTGATGGCCACCGCATGACCACCTCGCTCGACCTGCTCGATCTGGTAGAAGCGGCGATTGTCGGCGCGAACACCGACGCTGGCACGCGAGTTTACCGCCCCGGCACCTGGCCGTCGCAGGCGGAGACGGTCCCGCAGGTTAAGTTGCGCATCGTTGCAGAAAGGCGCGCCGCGCTGGGCCGCTCGGGTGCCCCACAATTCACGACTACGGCCACCATTCGCGCCTTCCTAGAAGTGCAGGAGCCTGCCTCGGAAGCCGACGCCGGTGCCGGCGTGGCGGAAGCGGCCGTCTGGGCTCTCAAGCGCCAGGTCGAGATCGCCGTCGTCAATTCCTACCCGCTGACGCGCCAGATCCAGCAGATCGCGGCCATCCGCGCGGACATCGGCTTCAACTCCGAAGGCGCGAAGCACGTCGCCATCGTCCAAATGGATTTCGACCTTGAGTTCTACGAGGGCACGGACAATTTCGCGCCCGTCCAGGCGGACGATCTCGACGAGATCAGCCTGACCGCCACCAACTACCCGCCCGTCACCGTGACGGCGGACCTCACCGAGTAAGGAGACCGCCATGCGCGTAGTCAGCGTGCCGGGCCGACGCATTGTCGACCCGATCTCCCGCCGCGTCGTCGACGAGGTCGGGATCGATGTCAGCGAATTCGATCCGCTGTGGAACCGCCTGGTCGATGACGGCGACGTCGCCGTCTCGCCCGCCCCGGCGGCGGCCAAGACCTCCAGCAGCAAGGAGTAAGCTGCCGTGACCATCAACTTCAACAGCATCCCGGCGAACCTGCGCGTACCGCTGTTCTACGCGGAACTCGACCCGACTTACGCCAATACCACCGCGGAAGATCAGCGCGGCCTGCTGGTCGGCCAGATGACGGCGTCCGGCACTTACGCCCCCGGCGTGCCGGTCCGGCTGACCTCGAAATCGGACGGCATCGTCGGCGCTGGCGCTGGTTCGGTGCTCGCGCAGATGATCGAGGCATGGCGCGACAACGACGATAGCGGCGAGGTCTGGGTCCTGCCCGTCTCCGACGCCGGGTCCGCGACCGCCGCGACCAGCACTGCGACCGTCACCGGCACTGCCACGGCAGCGGGTTCGATCCCCCTCTACGTCGGCGGCAAGCTCGTGTCGGCCGCCGTGGCGGCTGGCGACACCGCCGCAGTCGTGGCGGCGAGCATCGTTACGGCAATCACCGCAGCCGGGGTCGCGGCTACCGCCGCCGCCGCGCTGGGCGTCGTCACTCTCACGGCGCGCAACAAGGGCACCGTCGGCAACGAGATCGACGTGCGCATGGCCTTCAAGGGCACGGCGGGCGGCGAGGTCCTGCCGACGGGGATCACGATTGCGATCGTCGCCATGACCGGCGGCGCGACTGACCCGGTGCTGACCACGCCGATCGCGGCGCTGGGCGACAAGACCTTCGACTTCATCGTCTCGGGTCTGAACGGCACCACGGCGCTGGACGCGCTCAAGGGCCTGCTGTCCGACAGCGCGGGCCGCTGGTCGCCGATGCAGCAGCTATACGGCCACGTCTTCACGGCGATGCGCGGGACGGCGGGCACGCTCGCTGCGTTCGGCCTGGCACGCAACGATCAGCACCTCTCGATCGTCGGCTTCACCGATTCGCCTTCGCCCTACTGGATCTGGGCCGCGGCGATCGCTGCCAAGGCGTCGGTCAGCCTGCGCGCTGACCCCGGCCTCCCGCTCCAGTACCTTGCGGTCGCGAGCATCCTCGCGCCGCCGATCGCATCGCGCTTCCCGATCACGGTGCGCAACGCGACGCTGCTCTACAACGGCATCTCGACCTGGTCGGTGAATGCCGCGGGCGCGGTCGTGATCGAGAACATCGTCACGACCTACGTGACCAATGCGCAGGGCAACAGCGACAACTCGTATCTCGAAGTCGAGACGATGTTCCTGCTGATGTACGTGATCCGCTTCATGCGGGCGCGCATCCAGAGCAAGTTCGGCCGCATGAAGCTGGCGGCGGACGGCACGCGCGTCCCCGCCGGCAGCAACGTCGTCACGCCGTCGTCGATCAAGGCCGACCAGATCGCGGCGTACCGCGAACTGGAGGAAGGCGGCTTCGTCCAGAAGGCGGACGCGTTCGCCGCGAACCTGATCGTCGAGAAGGACCCGACGAACCCCAACCGCGTCAACGTGCTCTGGCCGGGCACCTTGATCAACCAGCTGCGCATCTTCGCCATGCTGGTCCAGTTCCGGCTGAATTGAGGAGCATCCCATGGCCGACAATCTCATCGCGGGCTTCGCCTACATCACCATCGACGGCCGGTCGTATGCGATCGCGGGCGAAGGCAATTACCGCGTCTCGACCAACAAGCGCGAGACGCTGATCGGCCAGGACGGTGTTCACGGCTATGCCGAGACGCCTACCGCTGGCATGATCAGCTGGAAGGGGCGCGATAGCGGCTCGCTCAGCATCACCGCCCTCAACGATGCGGTCGACGTCACCGTCCAGCTGGAGCTTGCCAACGGCAAGAACGTGATCGCTCGCAACGCCTGGCGTGCCGGCGATCCCATCGAAGTGGCCAGCGAGGACGCATCGTTTCAGGTGCAGTTCGAAGCTGCCGACGTGACGGAGAACTGACATGACCGAGATCACCACCGACACCGCTGCGCCCGTCGACGATATTCCCGAAAGCCTCACGATCACGCTCCGCAAGCCGATCGAGCATGGCGGCCTGACCTATGAGACGATCCAGCTGCGCGAGCCAACGGCGGATGAGTGGGCCCGCTGGGATGGCAAGTCGGGGGTGGAGGCTGACATCATCGCCGTGTCAACCGTGGCGGGCATTCCGCAGGCCGCCGTGCGCAAGCTAACTGTGCGCGATCTCCTGCAGGCATCGCGGTATCTCGGTCGTTTTTTGGACTAAGGCCTCTCGACTGGCGCCGTAGGCTCGTGATCCTCGGCCGCATGTTCGGCAAGCTGCCAGATGAAGTCGCGACGCGGCCCTGGTCTATCCTAAACCAATGGCTGGAGTGGTCGGATGGTGGATGAAGTCGCGAGGGTCGGCGTTGGCATTGTCGGCGACGATCGCACGGCCGATGCCTTCAAGTCAGTCGAGAAGCAGGCGAAGCAGACGCAGAAGCGCGTTGGCGAGATCAACCGCAAAGCGATAAATGACAACCAGCGGCAAACCGCGAGTTCGGCCAAATCGATCATTGGGTCGATGGCTCGGGTAGAGAAGGCCACGGCCAGCGCATTCGGCGGCAGGTCGATGCTCTCGGCCATGGGCGGCCGAATTGGCGCGCTGACTGATGCGGCTTCTGCGCTGGGTGAAGGGCTCGCGGGGGCGTCGGTTGCTGGTAGCGGACTTGCCGCCGTCGCTGGCGGCGCGGCAGTTGCGATCGGTGCTGTTGCCGCTGCAGCTGCAGCAGCCGCCTACGCCACATTCAAGATGGGCGAAAATTGGGCCAAGGGTGCCGCTCAGCTATCCCGTGCCGCCGAGTCGATCGGTGTATCGACGAAGACGCTTACCGAGTTTCGTGCCGCAGCTCAGGCATCCGGGATAGATGAGGGCACGGCAGTCAGCACCATGGCCAGCCTGTCTCAGACGATCAACGATGCCCATTATGGACGCAACGTCCAGGCAACCGAGGTGATGCGCCGGCTGGGCATCGGGATGAAGCTCAACAAAGACGGGACGGCCGACGTCGACGGCATGATGGAGAGTGTCGCTGACGCGATCACGCGCCAGAACTCCAGCGGCAGGCGCACTGCCGCCCGTGCTTTGGGCATCTCCGATGCGGCCCTGCCAGCTTTTACCCGAGGCGGAAAAGCCCTGCGTGCCGATATGAACGACGCATCCAAGAAGGGCGTCGCATTTGATGGTAGTGTCGGTCAGAAAGCCCGCGACGCCGATCGTAAGCGCGTTGAGCACGAGCAGAACATGGAGGCTGCGAAAAACAATCTCGGGCAACGCGCATCCGATATGATGAGCGGAAACGTTGCGGATGCGGTGGTTTCGGCAACGGCAGCATGGAACGAGGTCACCAAGGGAGACTACAAGGCTGCATCTAAAAAGCTGGGCGAAGCCGGGACTTCGTTAAACAAAGCATCCGAAACGCTGGGCGAGAAAATCTGGCATGTTACCGATCCGGTCATGGGACATCTCGCGGCGATGGGGCAGACTGCCCGCGTTTGGGGCAGCGGAGCCGCACCGTCATTTGGATCCGATACAGCCAAGAATGCTGCGGCAGCCCTTTCTGACTGGATGCGGATGGGATGGAGCAAGGAAGATGCTGCCGCGATGGTCGCCAGCGAAATGGCTGAAAGTTCTTTCAACTCGAAGGCTGTCAACGGCAATCACGTTGGTCTTTATCAATGGGACCCAAAGAGACAGGCCGACTTCAAGAGGCTGACGGGAAAGAACCTCCTTTCTGTGCCGGCCAGAGAACAACGGGCTTTCGCTAACTGGGAACTCCACAATACTGAAAAATCAGCCGCCACCGCGCTCCGAAAGGCAAAGTCGGTCGAAGAAAAGGCGGCCGTTGTTTCACGCCTTTATGAGCGCACCGACAACGGAGATTATGAAGCCGCCAAGCGGGCTGATCTCGCAACATCAATCGCGCAAACTCCGACAGCCGGATTGAGCAACCTCACGTATGGAAATTGAATCGGGTGGGGATCACGCATCCCGGCATTCCCATTTGATGTAGGCCTTGTTGTCGCAGGCCCATGTTTCGTCGATTT